CCCGACCGGCTGCTCGGCTACCCGCTGAACACCAGCCCGTATGCCCCGGTTGTGGCGGCAAACGCGCTGCCTATCGCGTTCGGCGACTTCTCCAACTACTGGATTGCCGACCGGATGGGGCGCACGGTGCAGCGGCTCAACGAGCTTTACGCCGGGAACGGGCAGGTCGGCTTCATCGCCACCGAGCGGGTGGATGGCAAAGTCATCCTCGCCGAAGGCATCAAACTGCTCAAGATGGGCGCAGGCTCCTAAATCTGGTGAAAGGGGGTGGCGGCGATGACGCCAAAGGCACTGTTACCGAAAGTCAAGGACAACCTGATTCTGCAGCACGGCCAGGACGACGAATTGCTGCTGCGGCTCATCGCCGCCGCCATCAACTACGCCGAAAGCTACCAGCACAGGCCGGAGCGGCATTACGCCAAGCGCGGAAGCAAAATGACGGCTGCCACGGAGCAGGCGGTGATCATGCTGGCGAGCCATTTCTACGAAAGCAGGGATGGCTCGACGGCGGGCTTCTTTGCCGACAGCGTACAGGCGAGCGGGCAGGTCTGGAACACAGTCAACACGCTTTTGCGCCTTGACAGATTGTGGGGTGTGTAAATGGCTTTCGGAAAAATGAATACCCTGATTGACATTATCTCCTCTGCACCGGCCAAGGACGCGGAGGGATTCGCAACCACTGTGGACACGGTTCTGGCAACGGTCAGGGCATACAAGGAAGTCCGCAACACGTCGGCAAGATGGGAGCGGATTATCGGGAGCGCGGCGTTCGCGCATGTTACGGCGCTGTTCCGGTTCCGCAAAATCCCCGGCCTGAAAGTCGACGCCGCGATGTTTATCACCGACGCGGACGGGCGCTACAACATCGTCAGCGCTGAGGACGTGCGGGATCGAGGGATGTATGTGGAAGCCCTCGCGGAGAAAATCGAAAGGAGCAAGATGTGATGGCAAAAGTGGAAATCCAAATGCCGGAGGACTTCCTCCTTCGGCTCTCCCGCCTTGCGGAAAAGACAGATGCCATTCTTCCCAAGGTACTGGAAGCTGGCGGCGAGGTGGTGCTTGCCAAGGCCAAAGGCAACCTCTCCTCGGCGGTGGGCCGGGCAACGAAAACCCCGAGCCGCTCCACCGGTGAGCTGGAAGGTTCGCTGGGCCTGTCTCCCGCCAAGCAAAAGCGCGACGGCTCCGGCTGGGATGTGAAGGTTGGCTTTGCCGAACCGCGCAGCGGCGGCGGTTCCAACGCCAAAATCGCCAATGTCCTTGAATACGGGCGGCACGGCCAGCCGCCCAGGCCGTTCATGAAGCCCGCCAAGAGCCAAAGCAAGAACGCCGCCATTGAGGCGATGAAAGCGAAGCTGGAAAGCGAGGCGGGTGGCGTATGAGTATTTTAGAAGAGCTGAACACGCTGCTTTCGCCCGCTCTCCCTGTGGAGACGGGCGTTTTTAGCGGTGCGCCGCCCGACGAATACCTCGTGATAACGCCGCTGGCGGACGTGTTCGCCATGTTCGGCGACAACAAGCCGCTCATGGATGTATCGGAGGCGCGGCTCTCGCTGTTCTCCAAGGGCAACTACCAGCGGAGAAAACGGCAGATCACACGGGCGCTGCTCGGCGCTGACTTTACCGTGACCGACCGCCGCTACATCGGGCATGAGGATGACAGCGGATATCACCATTTCGCCATTGACGTGGCGAAGCAATATGAAATGGAGGCAGGTGAAACATGAGCATTGAATTGTACGAATCCTCGTCGCCGCAGGCCGCGAAATGGGTTCTTCCTGATGGAAGAGTGACATCCAAAATGCCGATCAGCGGCGGCAGCGGCGGTACAGACAACCACGCTGAACTGGACAATCTTAGCTATCCCGAAAGCGGCCATACCGGGTTTGCCAGCCAGGCGGAACTGGAAACAATCAGCGGGCGGGTAACCGCGATTGAAGAGGCGGGCATCCCGCACGTCTCAGCGTACCTGGCGCATGAGTTCTTGCCCGGCCTGCGCCTTTGCCGAATAACTTACGGCAAGCTCTACAACTATTGGATTGAAGGCGAATTCGCTGGGGCTGAGCTACAGACGATTGCTCCGGGCCAATACATCGCGACGGTCGCCGAATTTCCTGAGCTTGCCCTATACCAAGGCGGCAAGGTGACTGTGATGGCCGGTTTCGGGCGGGCGGCAAAAGCGTCCGAACCGGATGAGTTCGACTTAACACTGTTCAATATCGGAAGCACGGGGATAGCGCTCGCCAATTTCTTAGGAGTTTCCCTCGACCTGTATCCGCCGGACGCGAGCCACGGTGGAACGACTATCGCGTTTACCCAAATACTGATTTTGGGTACGCCAGGCAGCTAAAAAATTATGGAGGTAAAGAAATATGGCTACAATCGGGCTTGACAGGCTCTACTACGCGCCGATCACCGAAGCGCCGCAAACCGGCGATGAAACCTACGGCACGCCCATAATGCTCGCCAAAGCAATCTCGGCTGAGCTGTCCGTGGAACTCGCGGAAGCGACGCTCTACGCGGACGACGGCGCTGCTGAGGTAGTGAAGGAATTCAAGAACGGGAAACTGACCCTCGGCGTGGACGGCATCGGGCGCAGCGTCGCGGCGGCACTGACCGGCTCAAGCGTGGACGACAACGGCGTGCTTGTCTCCGCAAGCGAAGACGGCGGCGCGCCCGTGGCTATCGGATTTAGGGCAAAGAAATCAAACGGGCATTACCGGTACTTTTGGCTTTACCGCGTGAAGTTCGGCGTCCCGAACACCAACCTCGCCACCAAGGGCGACTCCATCACCTTTTCCACACCTTCCATCGAAGGCATGGTGCTTCGCCGCAGCAAGGTGGACGGCAAGGGCAACCACCCGTGGAAAGCCGAAGCGGACGAGGACGACGCCGACGTGGCGGCGGCCACCATCACCGGCTGGTACACGGGCGTCTATGAACCGGCATTCACACAAGGCTAAGGAGGGGCTGAAACATGGATAACGAACGCAGCGCAACAATCAGCGTCGGCGGCGCGGAATATGAGCTTGTCCTCACTACCCGCGCCACCAAGGAAATCGCCAGGCGCTACGGCGGCTTGGAAAACCTCGGCGAGAAACTGCTCAAAGCGGAGAACTTCGAACTCGCCCTCGATGAGATTATCTGGCTGATAACGCTCCTGGCGAACCAGTCAATCCTGATTTACAACCTGAAACACAAAGACGCGCCGCAGGAGTTGCTGGCCGAGGAGGAGGTCGAACTGCTGACCTCGCCCCTGGAACTCGCCGCTTATAAAGAAGCAATTACCGAGGCGATGTTCAAGGGCACGGCCCGCAGTATTGAAAGCGAGGAAAATCCAAAAAACGCGCAGGCCGGATAAGCGACGACGAGTTGTTTACCCGGCTTTTGTATTACGGCACGGTGCATTTAAACCGCACTGAAGCTGAAACGTGGCTTACCCCCATCGGCCTTTTGATGGATTTGTGGGAATGCCACCGGCAATTCCTCGGCCTGGCGAAACCAAAGCGGGAAATGTTCATTGAGGACATTATCCCCAGCGATCTGTACTAGGAAGGAGGGTGTGGCCTGATGGCTAGCGATATTGGCGTCAGAATCGGAGTCGAGGGCGAGAAGGAATTCAAGAACGCCCTCCGCGACATCAACCAGTCTTTTAAGGTACTCGGCTCGGAGATGAAGCTCGTTTCATCCCAGTTCGATAAGCAAGACAAATCAATGGGCGCGCTCACTTCCCGAAACGAAGTGCTGAACAAGGCGATTGAAGCGCAGAAGCAGAAAGTCTCCACCCTTGAAGCGGCCCTGCGCAACGCTGCCGAGAGTTTCGGCGAGAACGACCGCCGCACCCAGAACTGGGCGGTTCAGCTTAACAACGCCAAGGCCGAGCTCAACGGCATGGAGCGGGAACTGTCCGACAACGAAAAAGCCCTCAACGACCTGGGCGAGGAAACGGACGAAGCTGCTGAAGCTACGGATGATCTGGGTGACGAACTAAACGAAACCGGGGACGCGGCTGAAAAGTCCGGCTCCAAATTCGAAAAGCTCGGCGGCATCCTCAAAGGCATCGGCGCGGCAATGGGCGCGGTCTGCGTCGCTGCCGGGGCCGCCGCCATCAAGCTCGGCAAAGAGGTCGTCTCGGCCTACGCCGACTACGAGCAGCTTGTCGGCGGCGTGGACACGCTGTTTGGGGACGCTTCGCGCACTGTGCAGGACTTCGCGGCCAATGCTTTTAAGACCGCCGGGCTGTCCGCGAACGAGTACATGGAAACCGTCACGGGGTTTTCCGCGAGCCTGATCCAGTCCCTGGGCGGCGACACCGCGAAAGCGGCGAAGGTCGCGGATATGGCGATTACCGATATGGCGGACAACGCCAACAAGATGGGCAGCGATATCTCGTCGATCCAAACCGCTTACCAGGGTTTTGCCAAGCAGAACTATACGATGCTCGACAACTTAAAGTTGGGCTACGGCGGCACAAAATCCGAAATGGAGCGGCTCCTGGCGGACGCCGAGAAGTTCTCAGGCATCAAATACGACATCTCTTCCTATGCGGACGTCGCCGAGGCGATCCACGTCATCCAGACGGAAATGGGCATCACGGGCACGACCGCCAAGGAAGCGACCGAGACTATTTCGGGTTCTATCGGCGGGATGAAGTCGGCTTACCAAAACCTGCTGGTGGGCCTGGGCGACGCGAACGCAGATATCGGCATGCTGATGGGCAATCTGGTCGAGGCGTTCCAAAACGTTGTGAAAAACATCGTGCCGGTCATAGAAAACATCGTCAAGGCGCTGCCGCCCGCGCTTGACGGGATATTGCTGGCGGTCGGCGACCTGCTGCCCATGCTGCTTAACACGGTGGTGAACCTGTTTACGCAGGTGCTGAACACGATTCTCAAGCTCCTGCCCGAATTGATACCGGCGGCAGTGGGCGCGGTGATGACCATTGTTCAGGCGCTCATCGACAACCTTCCGCTCCTGATTGGCGCGGCGGTTCAACTGATCGCATCGCTGGTGACGGGTATCGGCCAGGCTCTGCCGCAACTGATACCGGCGGCGGTCAACGCCATTACGACTATCGTCCAGGGGTTGGTGGACAACCTGCCAATGCTCCTTGACGCCGCGCTCCAGTTGATTCTTGGGCTTGCGGACGGGCTGCTCAAAGCGCTGCCGCAGTTGATCGCTGCGCTTCCGGCAATCATCAAGGGCATCGTGGATTTCGTTATCGGCGCGATTCCGCAAATTATCGACGCTGGGATTCAATTGCTGGTTTCCCTGGTGGACGCCCTGCCTGAAATTATCACAGCAATTGTGGCGGCTATCCCGCAAATCATCGAAGGTCTGATTAAGGCTATCCTCGGCTCAATCCCGCAACTCATCGACGCGGGCGTGAAACTGCTGATTGCCTTAATTCAAAACCTGCCAAAAATTATCACCACCATCGTCGCGGCAATTCCGCAGATTATCACCTCGCTCGTCTCAGCGATTATCGGCAGCATCCCTCAGCTCATCCAAGCTGGCATACAGCTTCTGGTGTCGCTGATCAAGAACCTGCCGACCATCATCGTGGAAATCGTCAAAGCCGTGCCGCAAATCATCGCGGCTCTGGTCAAAGGCTTCACCGGCTCCATCGGCCAGATCGTGGCTGTCGGCGGCAACCTCATCAAAGGCTTGTGGCAAGGCATCTCCGACGCAGGCGCCTGGCTGTGGGACAAAATCAGCGGCTTCTTCGGCGGCGTGGTAAGCAAAATCAAGAACTTCTTCGGCATCCACTCGCCCTCAACGCTCTTTGCCGGGCTTGGCGCAAACATGGGCGAAGGCATCGGCGTGGGCTTCGAGAAAGCGATGGCGCAGGTCGGCGAGGATATGCAAAACGCAATCCCCACGGACTTCGACGCGCCGGGCATAAACGTCAGCGGCTCGGTCAATGGCGTCGGCGGCCAAGCGCTGGCGGGCGCGGGCGCGCTGATCTCGATTGGGCAGATGTTTGTCCGCAGCGAGGACGATATCCGCAGGATTTCACAGGAACTGTACAACCTGATGCAGACCGGCTCAAGAGCGCAAGGCCGGTTCAGCCCAGCATAGCTATGTATCCGATTTTGCGGTTCGGTTACTGTATAACGCCGAAATGGTCGGGCTCATTTCGTGGAAACGGGCCCGACCGCCTGATAAGAATAAAACGCAATGCCTTTCTAGGAACAAAATTACAGAACGTCAGCGAACCTGATGCGAAACCTTTTTGATCCCGTACAAAACATGGTGGGGTTCAACTACCTCAGAACGTGTGATAGCTTGATTGGTTGCAATCTCCAACGCTTGAAATGCTTGATTTGAAAAACTACCACGTCGGGACTGATATTGGAAGTCTATGATCTTCACTGCTTGAGTTTCAAGTGAAAATCCGGAGTGGTTTAGAGCCTGGATTGTTTCGTCATCACCCTCGCGCTCTAATCCGATGATGATATGATCTAAATCAACGTATTCACATCCGCGTAGCCGAGCTTCGTTATGCGCCGACTCAATGACCGCCAGTGTTCGTGGAGAGAAATGTTCCAGCATCTTTAGTCCACGCTAATCAAGTAATTTCCAGCGACACTCATTGCCATACCTTGCACCGCATATTCACCGCTTAAAGCGGGGATACGGCATGTACGCCCTTGCGAGCCAACCCCCAATAACATTTCATCGCAAATCACATCATGGGTCAGTGCATTGACAATGCGAACTGCGATTGTCCCAGAATTGACACTGTGGTTCGATACCATCGGGCTATCAGGAAGAAAGTTGTTTGAAGTTGTAATTGTAGTCCAAATGCCTGTATACAAGAATGTAGTACCAGTATAGTTGATACGGCTTTCGGGGGTTTCGGCTGTTTGAGAATACACGACTGCCGTGTCGCCGAAATATGCCGTGGGTTCTGCGGGAAGTGATGCTACCCCCGCACCAAGAAGTGAGATTGCTGTTGCGGCCGAAACAATTGCGTTGATCATCGTTGTCCAATCGTAGTTGTGAATTGCAGTCGTCGTTGTTCGGCGGCCACACATCAAATTTAGCATTTTAGAAAAAGCTAAAGAGTAGCCTTTGATCATTTTGAGTGCGAATGGGATCGCCAATAAGTATGCGAAATATGCGTCTATGAGTTGTAGCGACACCATTTTAGGTGCCGCTTATTAGTAGAGGAGGTGCCCGATGGGTTTCTTATTCGGAGGCGTGCCCTCCCAAAGCATGAACATCAAAGCGCGGCTGACAAGCTGGCAGGCCACGCCGGGTCTGCGGAACTCCTTTGTGCCCATACCGGGCAAACCCGGCGTGGCCGACTTCGGAAGCGACAGCGCCGAGCGGATCATCACCGTCAGGTGCAGCGTCTATCCACAGTTCCAGTTTTCATCGCTGGTGGCAGTCCTTGACGGCCTCGCCGAATGGCTCAACCCCGATAACGGACTCAAACAGCTAGTGCTGGACGACGTGCCGGACCGCCGCTTCACGGCGCGCTTGCAAACGGGCATCGACTGTGAGCGGCTCGTCCTGGCGGCGGGCGCGTTCGACCTGAAATTCGTTTGCCCCGACCCGTTCGCCTACGCGCTTGTTGATGAAAGCTATACCGTCACAACACCAGGCGTGAACACGGTCACCAGGGTAATAGGCAACGCGGAGTCAATGCCCGTGTACCTGCTGAAAGCAGCCATCCCTCCCGGCACAGCGAATTTCATCACGATAAACACAAACAATGAGGAACTGAAGATCATCGGCAGTCTTGCCAGCGGCGAAACCCTCGCCATTGACAGCGCCCTGATGACCGCCAAGGTAGTTGACACAGGCGGCGAGACGCTGCGAAACGGGCTGCCGCTGCTGCAAGAACTCAATTTCCCAACCTTACGCAAAGGCGCGAACACCGTCACGATAACGGCGGCGGGCGCGACGTTTACGGAACTGCAAATACAGGCAAAGAGCCGCTGGAGGTGACAAAGCGTGGCAGTAAAATCAATTCTCACAAATCAAACCGACTTCACGGGCGAAATCCCTGTGACGGACAAAACGGCGGCGCTTTGGCGGTTCAATGAATCCGTGCCGGACAGCAATACGAGGCTCGCTGATTCCTCCGGCAAAGGACGCCACTTCGTAGTTTCCGGATGGAGCGGCACGACGGCGTCGCTCCCGGGCGGCAGGCATGGCCGGTATTTCAAGCAGAACACCAACAACCCGACCACCGAGAGAACGTATCTGACCGCCGCCAACGACGGCACGCTCTTTTCCAGCCTTGGGGGCAAAATCGCGGTAGGCGGCTGGATCAACCCCACCACATATTCGGTTGGGCAGACCTACAGCCCAATTTTCAACACCCGCCAAGGGCCGGGGCAGCCGCTGCTGTACATCTCGCTTTACCAGGGGCGGCCGCGCATAATGCTCTACAACGCTTCGGGAACGCTCCTGCTCGACCAGACCGAAACGCCGAGCTTCAGCTTCGCCAACGGCGGCTGGTACTTCATCGCCGCCATCATCGGCGTAACGGCGGGAACCGCGCAGATGATTGTCTGCAACCGCGCCGACGGCACCGTATGGATCGCGCCCTTGCGGACTTTTTCCGGCGTTTTGAACCCATCCTGCACCGCCAACATCGTCCTGGGAATGCACGCGGACACCTACTACTACGCGGGCGGCTTAGACGACTGGTTCATTGAGACCGACACCCGGCTTGCCATCGCCGATTTGGAGCGGTATTTCCGGGCAGCGATGATGGCTAACGGCGGCGACACGGCTGGCGCGGTCGACGGCGTCGCCATCCCCGGCTTGGTTACGCTCCGCAAAGATTCAAACAACCTGTATCCTGCGAGCGGCCAGCTCACAACCATCGCGGCAGACTGCAATCTCGCCGGGAGCGGGCGGGTATCAGTGTCCAGCGAGTACACGGCGGGCGTGACCGCCGTCAGTTTGATTGAAACCGCCACCAGCGACGATCTCATCAACTGGTCAGCCTGGCAAAGCGTCGGCAGCAACGGAGAGCTGGCCTCGCCGAACCGCGCCTACATCAAATACCGGATAACGCTGGCCACAAACGACCCGTCAGCCACACCGAGGCTGCTGGAGATCACGCTCCACGACATTCCCAAAGCCCCGTATGAGAAGCTGGGCTTCGCGCGCCCTGTGGTTTTAGACGCAAACGGCGCGTGGGAGGCGGTCTTGGAGAACGCCTTTGACGTCATCGTCACGGGCGAGGTCAACGGCGCGGACACGCTTGAATTCAAGCTGCCATATTCCGACTCGAAGCGCCTTGCACTCGACAACGAAAAGCAGGTGCAGATCGCGGGCGAGATTTACCGCATACGGACACTCACCGACGAAAAAGGGGCGGACGACGGCGGCGTCCTCACCAGCGTTTACGCCGAGGCCGCGTTCTATGATCTGACGTTTTCTGTCGACAAATCGCCCAACGAATTTAACGCCGCGCTCGCAAATGAAGTACTGGCATACGCGCTTTCCGGTACCGGCTGGGGCATAGGCACGGTCGATGTGACGACGCTTCGGACGTGGGAATGCCAGGAGAAGAACGCGCTCGCAGTCCTGCGGATGGCGCAGCAGATTCACGGCGGCGATTTGGTGTTTGACAGCCGGAACAAGCTAGTCAGCCTGCTGGCTTTCAGCGGGCGCGACAGCGGCGCCCTGTTCGCCTATCGCAAGAACCTCACGGGCATCAAGCGGGTGGTCGACACGAGAAGCCTGGTCACCAGGCTTTACGCCGTGGGCAAGGACGGCATGACGTTCGCCGCCATCAACCGCGGCAAGGAATATGTGGAGGACTTCACCTACACCAGCGAGGTGCGGGTTTCGACCCTCGACTGCTCGAATTTCACCAACCCGTATCAGATGCTGGAGTTCACCAATATGCGGCTCGCGGAGTATGCCAAGCCGAGAGTTTCCTATGTGCTTTCTGCAATGGACTTATCCGTGCTGACCGGTTACGAGCATGAGCAGTGGGACTTGGGCGACATCGTGACTGTGGACGACCGCGACCTGGGCATCACCATCAAAACAAGGGTGATCAGGCGCGAATACAACCTGCAGGAACCTTGGAAGACAGTGCTGGAACTGTCCACGAAGCTGCGCGAATTGGGCGATTCGTCAGCTTCGCAGATCGCCGACCAACTCGATCAGTCAAACCTTATCGGGCAGGAAATCAAGGACATGGTGCCGTTCAACTACCTGCGCAACTCCCGCGCGGATTCGGGTTTTGCCTATTGGCAGAATTCAGGCTTCGAAGTGGACGCGCAAGAAGGCGTGACCGGCACGGCATCATTCAAAGCGGTCGGAGTGCGCGGCGCGACGAAATCCATGTCGCAAACCGTTACGCCCGCCAACCGGCGAAACTACACCATCTCAGCGCAAATCGGCTCGGAGAACCTCGCCAAAGGCGCAAACGGCCAGGTCGGCATTGAGCTGGTATTCACCTTTGAGGACGGAAGCACGGAGACGCGCTTCATCGACCTGTACTAAAAGGGGGGCGGGTTATGGCGGTATTCCAAATACAGGCAAGGGACGCAACGCCTAAAGGCTACGGGCGGCTCGTGGCCATCACAGTGCGGCTTGTTGTGCAGGATTGCGCGGGCGAGGTTTATTTCACCGACCTTCAGCTACAGGCAGGCTCTGTGGCGACCGGCTGGGTTGGCCATGTCAGCGAAATCCAATGGACGGAGGCCGGATAAAGGTGAGGATAACGACACCTCAAGCCGCTATGGTTATCAAGGAAACCCCAATTGATGCAATCGGTCTGTCAACAGAGAAAAACACAAATTGAGGTGCGGTAAGTACCGTACCTCAATCAATCTAGAGCAAAATTTTCCGCTACGCAGTATCCCCACTGAACTCTGGTTGAACCAGTTTGCTCGTTTTAGAGCGTTGAGGCATCGGCTTCAATGGGTGATGCCACGTTAGCTTTGTCGCTATGTCCCTGCTTCGTATGTTGAATCAAGAGCCTGACAAATAAGCCAAGCACTATCAAGGCGGCTACAATAAATGCGCCAAGAAGGATGGTAAAAAGGTTCATAGAACCAACTGTACGGCTGTGTAGGCGATGATTGAGTGTTCGCTAAACCGTTGCAAGTGTAGCAATCTCTAAAACTGAGTGATGTCTGCAGCGATCACGCATCTCACCACTACCTGGGTAGTGTGCGGTGCCTAAAGACGAAAGATCAGCGAAATCCAATGGACGGAGGCTGGATAAATGCTCATAAACAACTTCATCCGCTTCGCCGAAGTGGTGAAGCTCAAAACGGAGAAGCGGGTCACAGCCGTCACCGTCCGCCCGATGATAACCGATTGCACAGGCACAGTATTTTTCACTGACATCCAAATCCAGGACGGCAACAAACTGACCGGCTATACCCAAAATACCGAAACCATGCTTGCAGGCTCCGGCAACGCGCCCCGCTACCAAAACGGCGTGGTGCGCGGCGGCGAAACGGTCGTGCTGTTCAACACCGGCGGCACGTCGGCGGGGCTTGACATCTTCATCTACCCGAAACAAGCGATGGCGGCGGGCAGCATTGAGGTCAGCCAGGGCATGGGTTCCCACAAATGCAGATTCATGGCGGCGCCGTCCGCTGGCGACGAATTTGCCCTGAAGGCGGCTGACCGCGAGAGCCTGCGCAATGGAATCCCCACGCCGAAAACAGGCTTCTTCCAATATACGGCTGCCTATGACAGCAAACATCAAATCAAAGTCGAGGATAAGAAATCGGCGAGAGTGTATCTGGAGTACACCGAAATGAACGAAAGCGAGGTGAAGCAGTAATGGCGGGCCGGGATTATCTCAAAGGCAAACGCAATATGGTCTGGACGTTCATGGGCAACGCCCGCATGTACCAGGCCCTGAACGACTATGGCGACCGGCTCGACACGGTGGGGATGTTTTCCTTCAACATCAACGCCGACGGCACCATCAACGAAACGGGGGTGACGATTTCAAGCCTTGCCCCGTACCGAGCCAAATGGCCGCACATCAAGTGGCTGCTCACCTGCATGAACAACGGCACGGCAAGCATCTTTGACAACCTGCGCAACAACACGGGCGGCGCGAGGGCGACGTTCCTGTCCGAACTGGTGCGGATTATGAACAAGTATCCGTGGTGCGCGGGCGTTGACATCGACTTGGAGCGCGGCGGCGGCTACGAAAACAAAGATGCCGCCAACGCGCTGTTTGCTGCTATTTATTCGACGGTGAAATCCTACAATCCGGCCAAGCTGGTCAACATCTGCCTGCCGGGCATGACTGGCGTGGAAGGCTCGGTCGGCGGCGAGAACTGGTGTGTTTACTCAGACCTGAACGCCTACTGTGACACTGCCGCCATCATGTCCTACGGGATGGCGTGGGCTGGCTCGGCGCCGGGCCCTGTCTCGCCGCGCGATTGGCTCGAAGGTGTCTACCAGTACGCGATCCGGGCCATGAACCCGCAGAAAATCTATATGGGCTTGCCGGGTTACGGCTGGGAATGGCAGATATACGCCAAACCGGAAGACACCGGCAAAACCTACCGGGGAACCTCGCTGACCTACTATGCCGCGAAAATCTGGGCGGAGGGCGGCTACCACTGGGGCGACGCGCCGTTTATCCCGTGGCTTGCCTATTGGGATGATTACGATCAGGTGCCTTACATGTTTCCGCATGTGTACGACTACGCCCAGGGCGGCGACGCTTCCGCGAGGGAATCGCCGATTGTGGGCGACACCTACAACCGCAGGCGGTATTTGACCTGCTACGGCAAAACGCAAAAGGCGAACTTCGGCACTATCCATGTTGACCGGGGTGGCGAGCCGGACAGCTATTCTGATGGCGTGGTGGTCGGCAACGGCACGATCACACTCTCATCCGCTGTCGGAACGGCTGCCTACAATTTCAATGTGCCGCAGACCGGCGTTTATGACGTGGCGGTGCAAATATGCTTCCCGTTCTGGGATAAGAACGCCATAGACATCGCGCTTGACGGCTCGTCGGTTAGCTTCAGCGAAAACAGGCTCTGGTGGCCGTACTGGAGGAAAACCTATTGGACGGCGTTGTTCAAAGGCAGAAGCCTGTCGGCGGGAAGCCATACGCTCACTGTCAATGGCGGCGTGCCGGGGGCGCAGTTTTACGGATTTAGGGTCTGCTCGTCCTTTTCGGAATCGCCCTCGGCAGGCAGCGCGGTATTTGAAATGTCGCCGCGCAGCTTCAAAGATGTGAACGGGAATATGGCTGTCCCCGATAAAGGCTTCCGGCTGACTACAGAGGTTTTGCGGCGCAAGCCCGACTCGGCGCTGGCGTGGTATGAGGACTTCCGCGACTACACCACACTGCAAAGCACTTACTGGGCGACGCTGGCCGGTTCCTGGGCGGTGTGGCGCAGCGAGGAATACTCAATGAACAGGGTTTACTCCCAGCTTGAGGGCAGCGGCCAGCTCGCGTGGAAGTACAGCGGCTTCTCGGACGTTCATCTGCGGTGCCGGATCGCTTTCCCGCAAAACGGCAGCGGCCGCGCCGGGGTGTTCATCGGGAACATCTTCTGCTGCATCAACATCGACAACCAGCGGGTGGAACTGTACCAAGGCGGCACGCTGCTCGGCAGTTGGCAAGGCAGCTTCTCGAAAACGCCGACCGCGAACATCCGGGCAAGCCCGAATATGTATCTGCTCGAAATGCGCAAGCGCGGCAATAGCGTCAGGGTCTATTCCGGCAGTTCCAACACTCTGCGCTTCACGGCGACGGTATCGGCCACATCAGGGTACTGCGGCATCCAATCCGACGGGCAAATCAAGTGCGAACTGCTCCGGCTGGGCGACGCCTGGACATACGAGCCATACGAGGCGTTCGACGTGGCCATGCCTGACGGCACGACCACAAGTTATGGCCGGATTTCCCGAAGCGGGGTGACGTGGGATAACGAGTTCGAGGTTTTCACGCTTCAAAACAATGTGGAGGAACTCTCTACGCGAAACGAGGACATCTCGATGGACTACGACTTTTACCACTCGGCTTTAATGAATATCCCGTGCAACGCCGACTACACGGCAACGTTCACGCCGAAGGACATCAATGTGTGGTGTTCCAGGCTTTTCCTCGGCGACGGCGACGGTTTCGGCATCGTCTACTACCAGGACGTGGATTCGCTTGTCTACTGGGCGAACGAGGCCGCTTACCGATACGGCTTGCGGGGCTTCGCCCTGTGGTCGCTCGGCCAGGAAGACTTGCGGCTCTGGGAGGCTCTGCCAAAACAGATTTAGCAAACACACAAACAAACCCTGCACTCGCGCCTGTCAATTTTGGCAGGCGTTTTTGTATGCAGCAAAACAGAAATGGAGGACACCAACATGAAAACTATCTGGGCTTACCTTGAAGCGGCAATCGCCGTTTTAGGCGGATTCCTCGGCTGGCTCTTTGGCGGCATCGACGGCATCCTTTTCGCGCTCATCACGTTTGTGGTGCTGGATTACTTGACCGGAGTGTTTTGCGCCATCGTGGAACGCAAGCTGTCAAGCGAGGTCGGCGCGCGGGGCATCGCCAAAAAAGTGACGATCTTCGCGCTTATCGGCATCGCGCACCTTGTGGACGACAACATTCTGCACACCGGCGCGACCTTAAGAACGGCCATCATCTTTTTCTACATGGCCAATGAATGCCTGTCGGTAATTGAAAACTCGGTGCGATTAGGGCTTCCCGTGCCAGACAAGCTGCGGGAGGTTCTGGTGCAAATACGCGACAAATCAACGAATGGAGGAAACGACCATGAATCTTAAGAAACTCATATTCACCAACAACGCCTGCTATAAGGCGGGCAGAACCATCACGCCCAAGGGCATCATGGTTCACTCGACCGGCGCGAACAACCCCAACCTGAGCCGCTATGTAGGGCCCGACGACGGGCTGCTCGGCAAGAACACGGGCAACAACCACTGGAACCAGGATTTGCCGGACGGGCGGCAGGTCTGCGTCCACGGCTTCATCGGGAAACTCGCCGACGGCACGGTTGCCGCCTACCAAACCCTGCCGTGGAACTATCGCGGCTGGCACTGCGGGAGCGGCTCAAAAGGCAGCGGCAACGACACGCATATCAGCTTCGAAATCTGCGAAGACGCGCTGACCGACGCCGCCTATTTCAACGCCGTCTACAAAGAAGCCGCCGAACTGTGCGCCTACCTTTGCAAGCAGTACGGCCTGACTGAAAAGAACATCATCTGCCACAGCGAGGGCTACACACTCGGCATTGCCAGCAACCACGGCGACGTAATGAACTGGTTCCCCAAGCACGGCAAATCTATGGACACATTCCGTGCAGAGGTCAAGCGGCTGCTCACAGCGGGCGAATCGCCCAGCACCGATGCGCCGAAGCCCGAAACGCCGAAGCCTGAACCGCTGGCCAAAAGCAGTGAGGAAACCATCTGGGATTTCCTCATCGGCAAAGGCCTGAATGCCTGCGCCGCGGCGGGGCTGATGGGCAACCTTTACGCCGAAAGCGCCTTGAAGCCGACCAACCTGCAAAACAGCTACGAAAAGTCGCTCGGCTACACGGACGACTCCTACACAGCGGCGGTCGATAACGGCTCCTACACGAATTTCGTCAAAGACAGCTCGGGCTACGGCCTGGCGCAATGGACGTACTATTCGCGCAAACAGGCTCTGCTTGATTTCGCCAAGGCCGCCGGGAAGTCCATCGGCGATCTGGGCATACAACTGGGTTTCCTGTGGAAAGAGCTGCAAGGCTACACGACAGTGTTGAACGCCTTGAAAGCCGCGGCGACCGTCAAGCAGGCTTCCGACGCCGTGCTGACCGGCTACGAAAAACCGGCAGACCAAAGCGACGCGGTGAAAGCGAAACGCGCCGGGTACGGACAAGGCTATTACGACAAGTACGCCGCCAAAAGCGGCACAGCCGAGCCGCCAGTTTTCACCCCTTACCTCGCGCAAGTCACCGCCGACGTGCTAAACTACCGCTCAGGCGCAGGGACAAACTATCCAATCGTGGGACAAATTAAGAAGGGCGAGGTTTACACCATTATCGACGAAGCCACCGGGCAGGGCGCCTCCAAGTGGGGCAAACTGAAGTCGGGTGCTGGCTGGCTTTCGCTCGATTATGTGGCGAGGAAATAGATGTAAACCCGCCCGGCCACCAAACGCCCCTCTGCTGTCAAGGCGACAGCAGAGGGGCGTTTTTCTTTTGCTCGCTAAAATTACCCCGTGGGGATTATTGCGTGTTATTGCACTGGATTAGTGGGCCACTACGTTCATGCGCCCGGCAGCATCTTGATTGATTACGGGGTTATTGCGAAGGTACTCAGAGAACAGCTCAAAGTCTGAACCAAATGCGATGAACTCAGTGTGGTCAGCCAGCATGGTATAGCCATCCCCGCCATCGGCCAAAAAGTTCAGCGTTGCCACCGTGTATCTTGCGTTAACATCAATGGCGGTTCCATCTGATAACTTAACATTTGATACTCGAGAAAGGGCTTCCGCAGCAGGGTTCATATCGAAGGTTAGGCCACCAACGTGAATGAAACCACCATCTTCATCAGGGTAGTTGCGGACACCCCACTCCAACGCATCGATTAGCTGCTGGCCGGTGATATCAATAGTAACCAGATTATTAGAGAACGGCAGCACCGTCAACACATCGCCCATAGTGATGGGCCCAGCCTGAATGGAATCACGGATACCGCCACCGTTCATTAATGCGATATCGGCCCCCGTGCCAGCCAGCATCGCATCCGCAATCAAGTTGGCGAGGTTTGTCTCTGAAGTGCGCACATCGGCGCGAACACCATTTAAGTAGTAAGGTGTTTCACCAACAACTGTGGAAGTAAGCTCTTCGATTTGGGCATTGAAAGCATGAATCAGGTCAAGTACGGCGGTATCGGGTTCAACACCCAGGACACCATCTTCGGCGACATTGAGCAAAGTGGCGGTTGCGCTAACTGCACCTTCAGCGGAGATGGTTACATCAATTTGGCCAATATCATTGCCATGCTCCCAAGCAGATGCAATCAGCACACCGTTGACATCTAGGCCATTTTCGAGTCGGTCATGGCTGTGCCCGTCAATGATGATGTCGATGCCCTCAACGTTCAAAGCCAGGTAGTCTGAGCGCCACTCGGGAAGGGTGGATTCATCCAAGCCGAGGTGCGAGACTGCCACAATAATGTCAGCGCCTTGCGCTTGCAGCGCTTCCACTGCCGCAGTTGCTGCCGGGGCGGGTTCCAAAAACTCTAAGCTCTCAACATTCGATGGGTTGGTCTTAGTGACAGTCTCGGGAGTCGCAAGGCCGATAAGCCCAACTTGGGTGCCATCGTCGCAGGTGAACATTTTGTAGGTGTCAAACGCGGCTTCGCCGGTTTCCCGATCCAGCACATTGGCGGCAAGTACCGGGAAGTCCAGCAGGTTGCTTAGCTCCGCTAGACGGTCGGCCCCGAAATTGAAGTCGTGATTGCCGGGCGCAATAGCGGTATAACCGACTAGGTTGGAAAGTTCAGCCATAGTTTCGCCCTCGGTGAGATTAGCGGCAGGTTGGCCGTGGAACGTATCGCCAGCATCTAAAACCAATACGCATCCCGGTGTGGTATTGCGTAGGGTCGCAAGGAAGGGGTCAGCATCCACCCGCCCATGCCGGTCGTTTACGTGGAAAATTGTAAGTTCGGAAACGTTAGCTGCGATTGATTGGCTTTGATCAGCGCCCGAATCATCAGGAACGGCATCGGCTGCTGTGGCCTGGCCTGCGCAGGCACTCAGGGCAAAAGTAGTGCCCAATGCAAGTAGAACGGATACAGAAAGTTTTGTGACTTTGTTATTCATGGATTCCCTTGTGTGGAACAATTGCGCCAGAATCGCACAATTTAGTATCAGTAAAGCAAACGCTAAAGCCGCGAAGTGCTTTAGCGCCACTTTGTGAGTGTTATTTTCGGAAATAATTAAGAATGCGAGTGGTGATTGTAAGTGATAAAAGGGTGATTTCTAGGGGTTCTCAACTGATACCCAGATGTTGCGGGGATCAATAGAACCTGTCCAGCTTCGCGCTGTTCTGCGGGTTTTTTTTCTTTTACCACGCAAAATCGGCCTCCTCCTGTGGCTTATATCGAAGGCGGGAGCCTTCGGAAGGAGGCAAGCCTGTGGCAAACGAGCAGAAACAGAAAATCGAATATATGCGCGGCATGGGCGAAAGCTACGCCGCTATTGCCGACGCGCTCGGCATTTCAATAAACACGGTAAAGTCCTACTGCCGCCGAAATGGCCTCGGCTCTAATTCTGATGATGTATGCGCTTGCTGCGCCAAACCGCTCACACATACACCCGGCCATAAGAAAAAGCGGTTCTGCTCCGATAAATGCCGCATGGCTTGGTGGACGCAGCATCCCGAAGCCGTGAAACGCAAAGCGGTCTACCATTTCGTCTGCCCGATCTGCGGGACGGAGTTTGAAAGCTACGGCAACGCCCACCGGCGGTACTGCTCACGCGCCTGCTTCGCGCTGTCAAGGAAGACCGCCCGATGAGCAAGGAAGAAGCAGTCCTGCGCTATAAAGCCGCGATGTCGGTATTCAAACAATGGCTCGCAAATGGCGTTATTACCCATGATGATTTGTTGGAAATAAACACAATTATCGCCGAAAAATACGGTTTATCCATTCGCAGCATTTACCTCGAAAATGACTTGCTATGTAAGGAAAAAAGAGTGAGTAATGGTACTGCGAAAGGAGGCCGCTATGGGCAGGAAAATAACCAAACTTGAAATCACAACAGCGATGCCGACGCGGAAACGGGTCGCGGCTTACGCCAGGGTTTCATGCGGCAGCGACGAAATGCTCCACTCCCTTGCGGCTCAGGTCAGCTTCTACAGCGAAACGATACAGAGCCGCCCCGAATGGGAATACGCAGGCGTTTACGCCGACGCCGCGCAGACCGGCACCAAGGACTCAAGGCCAGAATTTAGGCGGCTAATAGACGACTGCCGCGCAGGGCTGATTGATATTGTCCTGACAAAGTCAATCAGCCGTTTTGCGAGGAACACGGTAACGCTGCTTGAAACCGTTAGGGAATTCAAAGACCTGGGCATCGGAGTTTACTTCGAAGAGCAAAACATCGACACGCTGAGTGCGGACGGCGAATTAATGCTCGCCATCCTCGCCAGCTACGCGCAAGAAGAGAGCCGCTCAACCAGCGAAAACATCAAATGGCGCATCCGCAATGACTATAAGGAGGGCAAGCCATCCAGCTTTTCCCGCATTTATGGCTACAAATTTGAAGATCGCAAACTAACCGTTATTCCCAAAGAAGCGGAGGTCGTGCGGATGATATTCGACGACTACCTTTCAGGGCTTGGGCACAACGCCATCATGAAAAAGCTGGTAAAGCTAAATATTCCCACTAAGCGTGATTTTCGCTGGTCGGAGAGTATGGTAAGCTCGATCCTCCGAAACGAAAAGTACACCGGCGATATGTGCCTGCAAAAGGGCTATATTGCCGATCACCTCACTAAACAGTGGAAGCCCAACAATGGCGAACTGCCGAAATATTATGTGGAGGGCAGCCATGAAGCCATTATCGACCACGCGATTTTCGAGGCAGTGCAAATCGAAAGGGCGCGGCGGTCGGCGAAAATAAACCATCCGAAAACACGCTCTTTCAGCGAGTTCACCGGTATCATCCATTGCGCCCGGTGCGGAACGAACTTCTGCAGGAAAGTAAATGGCAGCGGCACGAAGTACGCCCAGGTGACGTGGGCTTGCCGGACATACACTTACCGGGGCAAGCACGAATGCGCCGCTAAACGGATAGCCGAAGACATTCTCAAAGAAAAGTGCGCAGAGGCGCTCGGACTCGCCAATTACGATGCTGAAACCTTTAGAGCGCGAGTCGCGTCAATCACCATTCCCGACGACGGCGTTCTCGCCTTTACGTTCAAGGACGGCTCGCAGCGAATTGTCACCTGGGAAAACCGCTCAAGGCGCGAAAGCTGGACAGATGAAATGAAACAAGCCGCCAGAGAACTGGCTTTGAAGGGAGGCAAGCAAGATGGCTAACATCAGGGTAATACCTGCCACGGCACAGGTCTTTTCAGCGCAGGACAAAGGTGTGGCGATCAAACGGCGGGTAGCTTTTTATGCCCGCGTCTCCACTGACAACGAGGAACAGCTTACCTCTTACGAGGCCCAAGTGGACTACTACACCAAACTCATCGCCAGCCACCCCGATTGGGAGTTCAGCGGAGAGTACACGGACGAGGGCATTTCGGCGGTCAACACCAAAAAGCGCGAGGGTTTCAAGCAAATGCTCGCGGACGGCTTGGCAGGCAAGTTTGACCTTCTGGTCACGAAAAGCGTGAGCCGCTTTGCCCGCAACACGGTGGACAGCCTCACAACCGTGCGCGAACTTAAGGAAAAAGGCGTAGAGGTCTGGTTTGAAAAGGAAAACATTTACACGCTGGATTCCAAGGGTGAATTGCTGATTACGATAATGAGCAGCCTTGCCCAGGAGGAAAGCCGCTCCATATCGGAGAATGTCACATGGGGCCAGCGCAAGCGCATGGCGGATGGGAAGGTCAGCATGCCGTACAAGCAGTTCCTCGGCTACGAAAAAGGCGAGGACGGCCTACCCCAAATAGTCCCCGAGGAAGCCGACATTATTCGGCTCATCTACCGCCAGTTCATGGAGGGCATGACCTTCTCGGCAATCGCCAAGTACCTCGGCAGCAGCGGCATTCCTACGCCAGCAGGCAAATCGGCATGGCAGGTCGCCGTAGTGCGCTCCATCCTGACCAATGAAAAATACAAAGGCCACGCCCTGCTCCAAAAAACTTATTGCGAAAACTTTCTCACCAAGAAGATAGTCAAGAATACAGGGCAGATTCAGCAATATTATGTGGAGGACAGCCACCCCGCCATTATCGAGCCTGATGAGTTCGACGCTGTTCAAGCTGAAATTGAGCGCCGCAATAGCCTCGGCTCTATCGGGCGGTGCGGAAGCACATTCTCAGGCAAAATCATCTGCGGCGAATGCGGCGGCCTGTTCGGCAAGAAAGTATGGGGAAGCTATAAAGGCGACAAAACTTACCGCCGAGAGGTCTACCAATGCAATGACAAATACAAGCACAAAAACAGCGGCGGCCGCCAGTGCGGTACGCCGTTTGTGACTGAGGACGAGGTCAAAGCTCGTTTCCTGGTGGCGTTCAACAAGCTGATGGCGAACCGCGACGGGTTGATAGAGGATTGCCGTTTGGCACAGGCCGCCATCAGTGACACGGCGGCGATTGATGCCGAGCTTGCCGAACTGCGGCGCGAGATCGAGGTGGTCACGGAATTATCACGCAAAGCAATCTACGAAAACGCCCGAACCGCACAAAACCAAAGCGACTTCAACGAGCGCAATGACGGCTACCTCGAACGCCACCGCGTAGCGTCGGAGCGCATTGATGAACTGGAAGCCGCCAAGCGGGAACGGGTCGCCAAAGGCAAAACCCTAGACCGCTTCATCGCCGACATCCAAAAAAGACCGCTCGCTTTAACAGAGTTTGACGAAGCGGTCTGGCTGGCTACGGTCGACAAGGTAACAGTCGCCACAGACGGCACGATGACGTTCATGTTCCGGAACGGCGCGGAAGTCGCAATCTAA